AAAACTCAAATACTAGTTCTTCCAAAACATGCATATTGAAATACTTAGCCCACCGTGGATGAATGTTTGCTACATTGTCATCTCCGTAGACTTTCCTAGTCATCGCCTTCGAAATACGAGTCTTCTTAAACTCTTCGTCGTCGCTCATCGATTGTAAGTAAAACCAAATGAAATTAAATATCATTATGTTGACGAAAGAGTTAAGAACTCCAGTGCACCAACCACCCGAAGAATTAAAATAATCCATCCAATAAACCTCATTCCCAATGATAAGTATTGGAGCTATTGTTGACTTACATACAGCCAAAAGGATCCTGTAATTCAGACTCGACTCATCGTACTGATACATACGATTAAATGCTTTGGCCAAGAGAGTTCCAAAGAAAGACTGGATAGAAGTGTCATAGCCTTTATAATCTCCAGCTATTATAGTTTCAAAACCAAACTTAGTCAATTCATGAAAAATCAGCTTCCATTCGACACCATGAGGATTAATTCCTATTGCAACGCCGTGAGTACCACGGGCTTGCTTGCAATGTGTGACGGCCGCACCGAGATTCATGATAGTCCAGACAAGATGAGACAAAGCACCAACACAAAAAAGACGAGTGTTTCCTACTTCAACTGTTTCATTAGCTCGTGTTTCATCTTTCAGACAACCTGCTACGACGTTCTTTGGTTCAAGTCCGTCCGCAACAGCTTTATCCAACTCCAAAACTAATCTTCTCAATTCTGGCGCAATAAAACGAGTCTCGGGATCCCAAATTTCTTTACGTGACTTAAAACCCATTCGTTCCATATCGTAACCGATAGCTGTATCCCTGGCCAGCCCAGCCCAAACGCCAGGAATTCCAAAAAGAACTTGTTCAATCGTCCAACGCTTCATGGAAGCAGAACGAACGGATAGGGGAAGAAATCCCTCAAAAGCTCTATCTGGATACCTATCGACAAATTGAGCCATCCAACGTCTCAACTTCCTACATGGGGTAGCCTGAAGCTTATTCATTGCATATTTTAAGGGTTGCACTGAAACAGGAATCAAGGACTCGACTGCTTCTTTTGCTTCAACTCCTGTTTGATACAAAAGAGTGGGTTTTAAGAAAGCTGGACGCTGTGTTACAGGATAAAGAGGCGGGTCAATACCATTACCCTGGAATACAGAAGGTTTAATATTGGTCTCGGACGGAATAATTTTTGGATGGGGAGTCCTGCCCATAAAACAAATCTTTCCGTCGAAGCGAGGAATACACTGAGCATCTGCTATTTCTACGTAAGAGGGAACATAAGCTCCACTGTTAT